CTTTAATTTCTATATCTGGAGATATAAAGAGTTTAATAGTTTGCTCTAGCTTAGCCACTTTTCCATCTGTAGCAGAAACTATATTCTTATATGAAAGCTTACAAGATTGATTTTCCAACACTACTATTTCTTTGTTATTAGTTCTCTTTGTTATAGGGTCTTTGATTGGCTGATACTCAACTATAGTACATTTATCTCTATATAACATTTCTATTGCTTTTCTAGTCTTATCCATCATTATTTCCACCTAATTTTTCTGTATCTATTTAATTGTGACTTATAATCTTTAAGTAAAGATTCTTTAAATTCACTAGCTGAACTTCTATAGGAGACTGATGTATCGCCCTCGCTTATAGAAGAAATAGAGCCTAGTGCAATATCTTCGCTTCCTAGACTCTCATTTTTATACATATCTATAGCCATTCTTAAAATAGTACTATTTAATTGTTCTGGTATAGTAGGTACATTACAATAGTTTTTGACCATTTCTTCTACATCTTCTAGTATAAACTCTAGTATTGTATCTTTTGAATCATCTTCTCTACTAAACCCTAAAAGCTTTTTTAGTCTTTTAACTTCCATATCAACACCTCTAATTTATTGTACCCATAAACACTTGGTCAGCATAAGGAAAACTAGGTAATGCTGTTGCAACTGCTTTTATCCACTTAGCAACTGGGTCAGCAGTAGAGTATTGTTCTACAATTATATTTCCAACTGAACTAATATCTATTGCTGGGTTTTTTCTAAGTTCTAATTCCTCTGCTGTTAGCCCAAAGAAAGTATCTCCCATCTTGCCGTCAGGCATAAGAATAAACTTATTTTCATCTAAGAATCTCTTTGTTGTGTACTTACCATCCTTGCCTTGTACTCTGTATCTTTCATCATAAGTAAAAATAGGAGGAAGAGATTGAGAAACTAAAAATGTATTTAATTCATTTAAAGTAAGTAGTTTATCACTATTTACACCAAATATAGCTTTTCTTAGTTTTTCATCTCTTAAGATTATATTTAAAATAGTTTTAGAAGTTAATGACCTTGTTGGAGTAAATCCAGTATCAACAACTATTTTATCAGTCATATTATAAATATCTCCTAATATATCTGGTGTTCCACTAGACCAAGTTTTTGTTTCTTTATGATTTGTTGGAGTTCCATATTTTAAAGAAGCTTTAACTCCATTTTCATTTATATTAAGTTCTCCAGTTGATAAAACTTCCATTCTCATTGCTTCTATTCTAGTATTTACACTTGATACAAGGTTATCAACATCATTAAATATTTGATTTATCATTTGAGTTTCTTCTTGTGAGTTTCTTGGCTCTTCAAGTACAATTATATCTTTTTCATCTAGTTTAATTTTTCTTTTCACAAGTGCAAGTTCAGCAATACTTAAATTAGCACCTTCTCTTGATGCAATCTCTGCTTCTGTATCAAAAGCATGAACACTTGCTGATACTGGAAGATTAGATGCACCTTTTATCATCTTTATTTCAAGTCCTTCTATCTTTTGAGTTGGAAATAATAAATCTCCCATTGTTTCTTTTAATTTTCTAGTCTTTGTATAGTTTATCAGCTCTTGAACTGACAATAATTCTTCTACTCTTGCCATATTTCATCCTCCTACATAAATTTAATATTTGGTAATTTTGTCTTTATAGTTTCTATAGCTTCTTTTACATACTCACCTTGCAATCTTTCAATTATTACATAGCCTTCCACCATTGATGCAACTGGTTGTGGTCCATAAGTAACATCTACAGTTGAAAAAACTATTCCTACAGGGTCTTCTGATAATGTGTATGTATAACTACCCGAAGAACCTCCTCTAGTTATCTTTACCACTTTGCCACTCTCACCTAATAAACTACCTGCTAACACATATTTCTTTCCATTTTCATCAGCCACTACATCTGTATCTAATGCTGTTTTTGAAAAGTTAATATAGTGTTGAGAAGCTAAAAACTCTGGTGTGTTATTAAAATTTACCTCTTTAAAATACATACTTTATCCTCCTTTTTATTTTATACTCCATGCGTCAGCATATGGATTTTTAGAACCTTCCTCATTCTTTTCTTTAGCAATATTTTCAGCTCTACTTAATGTATTTTTATTGCCATTATCGGGGCTGTAATTTATCTTAGTCTCTCCTGTTTTTATTAAGAAAGATTTTTGAGTTAACCAAGTATCAGTCTGTTCCTTTAGTCCTGTAAAAGTACCATTTTCATATTTTATTTTTTCTAAATCAAGTTCTGCTTTTGCTGCTTTAGTGCTATGAACATTAAGTTTAATAAGTTCATTTTCTAATGCCATATCAAACTCTTTTTGTTCTTTTTCCTTTAATTTATTTTGATATTCTTCATCTTTTGCAGTTAATTTAGTCTCATAGCCTTTTTTAAGCTCTTCAATCTGCTCTTTTGTCATTCCATCCTTAAAACCTTCAATTGCTTCTTTTGATGCTTTTAATTCTTCTTTTACCTTTTCATACTCAATTTTATTAATATAATTTTCTAATTCTTTTAATGATTCAGCTTCTACTTTCTTTGCATCTTCTTCACTAAGCCCTAATACAATTAATTCACCTTTTTTCATTTTATTTAATTCTCCTTTCATTTCTTACAAAATAAAAAAGTCTCTTAAAGACTTTCATCTAATGATTTATTTAATTCTTCCATTACTCTCTTTAAAATTTCATCAGAAACTTTATCTATATTAGCTTTATTTTCTTTTTTTAATTTATTACAAAGAATACCTACATTAACATTAGCAATACAATTAATAACGATTTGTACTACACAAACTACAACTATAACTTGAGTTAATATACACATTAAAATCACCTACCTTGTTTAAATTTTTACATAATAAAAGCACCTACTAATTTATTATTTAGCAAGTGCTTTTATATTACTTTTTTACCTTTTTCATAAGCCTCTTTAGCTTCTTTTAATGACATTTTATTTGGTCCTTTGTAATTAGTTTCTTTTGGTCCACTGTTTTGCCAATTACAATTATCACAAATATCAAATACATCTACATCTTTACCACATACTGGACAATTCATGTCTAAACCTCCTTATATTCTTTTATTTGTTCTAGCCAGTAATTATAACCTTCTTTTGGTTTAAATAAGGTTGATATTTTACCATCAGCTCTTCCAACAGCAAAATCATTAGTACTCTTTCTATATTTAAATAAAAAGTTATCTTTACTTAAAAATCCTTCTACATCATTACTTAATTGCTCTGATAACAAATTTCTTGCAGTAGATAAATATTCTTCAGCAGTTATATTTCCATATTCATTTAAGTGTTTTTCTACATGCTTTTTAAATTTCTTTTCAGTTGGGAAATCTGCTTTTAACCAACTCTTATTACTTAGTATATCATCTTTTTTATCAGTTATAAATGTCTTTTCATACCATTCTTTATATTTCATACCAGATGGCAAATAATATGTTTTCCCATTGTCATCTCTTGCTGCTCTATAGCCTTCTTCATCCTCGAACCAAGGAGCTGTTGTTGTCCTACAACGACAATGAAATGGTGGAGCTGTTATTCCAACTTGATAATCTTTCATATCAAATACTTTTCCATCTAACTCTCTGCATATATTTGAAGTTCTTAAATCTAATGTAGCAATAATCTCATATTTCTCTACATCTAAATCACTAAAACAATCTTTTCTACTTGCTGATGCAAAGAAAGCTGATTCAGTCATTATCAAATTCTTAGCTTGTGATTTAGATACATTAAATCTCTTAGCAAAGTCATTTACTAAATTTTTTGGATTTTCACCTCTAATAATTGATTGAGTTAGCTTAGTATGTAGTTCATTTACTAAAATAGGTCTATACTTACCCCAAATTCTTTCACTAAAGTTTAATCCATCTGTTGCCCATGGTTTAGAGATAATTTTATTTATTCTATTAGTATCAAGACTCATTAAACTCCAACCAACGTTTACTCCTTGTTGAACATTAAAAGCTGTATGATAATATCCACTTGTATAAATATGTCTCATTAATTTATCAATACCATCAAGTTCATTTCCATAAAGCACTTCCACTTGTTGCTGTATTTGTAACTTTAAAGCTTCAAGCCTTGTTATATGAACTCTTGCACTAGCATTTTCTAACTCTTTCATCCACTTTTGATTTATAGCATTTTCTTTACCATATTTAATATATTCTTCTACACTCCACTTAAACTCTTCTAGCTCCCTTTTATTTAATAGTTTCTTAGCTTCTAATAAAGATATTCCTTCGTTTTTAGCAAATCTGTTGTACCATGCTAATATATCTTTTTCTATACTATTCATAGCTAGTTTATATTGCTTTTCTAATTCAAGATAATATTTTACACTTTTGTTATTTTGAGCTTCTTCTAATTGTTCAAATCTCTTCCTCCAATAATCTTTATGTTTCATCTATAACACCATCTTGATTATTAGGAATTAAATCATCATACTCTTTTTGAGTATCTTCCTGTTTTTTAAGTCTCTCAAGTTCGTCATTTACATCCTCGACCCAAGGATGGTTAGAAACAATAGTTTCATCTGATACAATTCCAGTTGATTTAGCTGCCATATCTATCTTTTCAGCTTCATTTATTATCATAGAGTGATTAAAAGTAATTTGAACTGTTTTATAATCATAGCTCTTACTACCACTTATCTTTAAATACTCACACACAAACCATAAAAGCTCTCTAATTGCTTTTTTAAACTTCTTTTCAGTCTTAGAACATTTAAGGTCCAGTAATGAATATAAAAATTTAAGTGCTACACCCGATTTGTCACCTGTGTTTTGAGATTCTGGATTAACTCCTTGACCAAAGATAATTATATTCTTTTCTAATCTATCAAGAAGCTCCTTTTTAGCTTCAACTGGTATATTTATCTCTAGTTTATCAACTCCACCTCCACCATCTACTTTAATTGATTTATAGTATCTTATATTATCTATAAACTCTTGTAGACTTGTTCCTGGATATTCTTTTAATACATAAATAACCTCTTGTATTTCATCTAAGTTATCTGCTAGTGTAGAAATATTATTGTCATATATATCTATTAATGATTTATAGAAAGTTAAATCTGAGACACACTTTTCATTATTTTTAAAAGATATAAATGGAACTTTACCCCATCCCTGTTCTTTGTTATTTATTCTAAAATGACCTTCTTGTATATCAGTCATTTTTCCATATTCATCATATAAAAATTCTTGAACAAAACTATTACCTCTTTCAACAAAGTAAGTTACATCATTTTCTGTGTAGTACTCAACTCTTTTTATTTTATTTCCATCTATATCTTCAATATAATAAAACCTAATAAATGCAACTAATTCCCTCTGTCTTTTACTATCCCAAATAGGAATTGCTTCTTCAGCTGGAATTATTACATATTTAAACTCACCTTTTCTATTAATATATGGATGTAACCATTCAACCCCTTTATTACTAGCATTGAGATATAGTTCTGTTATTGTATCGTCAAACTCTTCTCCTAGTAAGTCATTTAAAAGCTTAGTGAGATTATCATCATCTGCATTAAATACTATGGGATTTCCGACACTATAGCCTACCTTTTGGTCAACTAAAAGCTTATGGTAGTTGTTAATTGCTTTATTATTAACTTTAGTAAAATCATCAACCTTAGCTCCATCTAAGAGATAATATCTTCTCTTATTGTTTACATCAGTATTACCATAATAGTATTCTTCTCCTTGTTTATATTTTTCTGGCCTATGTTTTAAGATGTAGTGTTCTATGACTTTTACTAGGTTAAAGGTGCTCTCTTTTTTTAACTGAACTTTTATTAAATCTGTTTCACTTATATAAATATTTAACACCTCCTTTACTTTAAGAAGCTTATTCCATTATTTTTAAGCTTATTATCTATAGAATATCTAAGCGCAGCCATTGCATCATCCATAAACTCAACTGGTTCATCAAGATATAATCCAGTTCTTT